CATGATACCTTTAAGAACTAACTGTTTTTCTAACATCTTAATGAATAAATGAGAGAAGCGGCTTCTCAAACGAATAATGAAACGACTAAATTTTAATTCGTCACGAGTAATTTCTGTTGCTCTACCAATAGAGAATAGAGCATCTGAATTAAGACGAGATACTGGAACGTTAAGACATTGAAGAAATTTCTTTTGAAAGTAAAGAACATCATCCATTTGTCCTAACGTTTGACCGCCTGGTAGGGTAGTAACTTCCGTACCTCTACCACCTTCACGACGAGGAAGCCAATAATCTTCCAACATTGTCATGAACTTACGGTCATCTCTAATTTCGCCAGTGCTGGCATCATAGATCAAACGGTTCTTATGTTTGACCATAATGTCACGCACATACTGTTCGGCTTTCATCTTAGGCAAGTTACCAACATCGATATACCAAATACGACGTTCAGGTGCACGTGCAAGACGATAGATAACCAATGCGTCTTCAAGTGTACGCAACTGATTAAGAGCCTTAATAGCTTTGTGTAAATAAGATAAAACCATTGTGCCTTGGTTATCAGTCAAACCAGATACAACGTGTAAAATAGAGTCTTTGGCAATTCTAAGACCAGTAGTTGCTGGACCAGTTGTTTTATTACCGTAACTGAATCCTTTATCATTAAAAAGAAAATACTCGTTTACAACTTTAGTAACGGTTGCATCACCGCTAGCTGCTGAAGCGTCAATTCTTTTTTTACTTACTTCTCTAACTTTACGAATTTTACGTGGGTCAATATATCTAATTTCTTTGATACCAGCCCTTGGATCTTTATCATCAACTATAACATGATAATATAAACGCCCATCAATATACCAACGACGGTAAATATCATATGCGTGTTTATTAAAGTCCATAATTTGTAAACAATTATTAAATTCATCTCTGATAACTTTTTTAATATTTTCAGAAATATTAACGTTATCTAAATTAATATCAACAATAACTTTTTCATCGATTGAAATCGATTCGTTGACGATTTCATCAACTGCAGCATCGCATTCTGGCTGAAGAGCCATTTCGCGGTATTTAGTTACTAATTCTGCTTCTGTTCTAACTGTTCCGTCAAGATCAACGTAAGTACCATACGAACCACCAGCTGCAACAACAACAGCTCCATCATCCTGCTCTTTTGGAGCAAATGATGGAAGTTGGTCTGTTAACCCAGCTTGTTTTCTTTTAAATTCGAAACCGAATAATTCTGCCATTTAAATCTCCAAAATGGGGGGAATTATTCCCCCCTTATCCATAAACTATATTTTAACCTGGACCCATAATACCGTCTGTTTCAGCTGCATCAAGATATGGTGCAACACCACCGCCAGCTTTCTTATCGCTAGAATTTTCAAACTCAGGAACCCAATAATCATATGCGAATGATACAGGGAATGTTTCAATAGAACCAGTTGAATCCCAATCAAGAGCAATTGAACCGATTTCAGTTGGGAAGGCGCCAATCAACTTATAAGCTCTAATAATAGAACCATCTTTTCCGTACTGAATTACAGTCAAATCAACCTTATAGTTTTCATCAGCGAAAAATGCTGTATCTCTAACATTCGATACGTGTCTATTAAGAGCATTAGCCCAAGACTCGAACATTGTACGTACAGAAAAATCCTCGTCGTTCATTACAGTTACTGACCAGTCAGCAAAAGAACGCTCGCCTGAGATTTTAATTTTTCTACCGAAATAAGGAATATCAATAGAAGCAACTGATGACGCAGGAAGTTCTGCAGTTCTGCAAGAAAAAGTAAACTTTTTCGAAGCTCCTGGACTAACAGGAAGAACTGCAGGTGGATTAAATTCTACACTGAATAGGGAAGGTCTAGCACCACCATAAACCAACCCTTGATGTTTGAACGTATTAATGTTAAATGGCATTTATTTTACTCCTTCTGAGCTTTAATCTATTTATTAGAATTTGCCAACAACTTCGGAGAATTGAACACCAGTAGCAACAGCCACGAAATTCAACTGAATGAAGTTGATAGAACGAGCTGGTTTAATATAAATGTCACCAACGAACTGATTAGAATCAATAACCTGCGGTGTATTATTAGTTGCGTCGCAAACAACCAAGAAGTCGGTAATACCACGTTTTCCTTTAATACTACGAAGATATGGGTTAACAAGGTTTCTGAACTGAGCCTGTGTAAACGAATCGTTGAATTCGAATAGAGAATACTTTGCAGCAACAGCAATAGCCTTTTCAAGAACAATAAACAAGCGACGAACATTAATACGATCGAAAGCTGATGGCTTGGCTTGAAGAGTCTTGTCACCATAAAGAACAGTTCCCTGACCTGGGAATGCAACAACTGGGTTAACGCCGGAAACATAAAGAACGTCTCTTTCTGACTTACGAGGATTGTAAGCAAGTTTTACAATATTCTTTATCTGGCCACGATTGAAACCAGCTGGTGACCACCATGCATCATTAGTGTTATCTGTGCGGGCGCAAAGACCAGCAATATCACCGTTTAGAGGAATCCAACGATAAACATCGTTGTAGCGATCGTACTGGTATTTATATCCGGAATCCATGAAGGTATAAGATGAAGAAGCAAGAGCTCCTCTCCAAGCTACAAGATTAGTAGCTTCAGTACCGAATGAATTTAATACTAACGACTTATCTGGAGAAACGAAAGCAACACAATCTCTACGATGATCGCTGATATTATCGATTAGGTAATTTGCTAGCTGGTAGTTGGAAACAGTTGTTCCATTTACCGATGTAGTGCCACCTAATGGACGACCCTGAAGAACAAGAGAAATGTCGATATCTTCTGAAGAAGCAAATAGGTCATAACCTGCTGCAATAACAGAATATGCTGAACTATCTGATTCGTCATTGAAACCATCAGAGCCAAGCGTAAAGCTGAAGCTTCCAGAAGTCATTTCTGTGGAAGACGTAAGATTTATTGCTGTGTTTGATACAGCTTCTGTTCTATCGTTAGCAACCCAAACATATTTTGAATTTTGGTTGATAACATCTCTATAATAGTTGCCAGTATTATCATTATTCTTAGCATCAGTGGCTCTTGAAAGTCCTTTATAAACTTCAAGAATTGTTCCTGGAGAACCAGTAAATTGACCATGCTCGTCAACAACTATAACATGCAATTCGTCTTTTGCGCTTGTGTTTCCATGGGATGCCTGATAATCAGATTGATTGGGTGCACTACCGAAAGAATTGAAGTATTCCCAATGCTTTGTTACAGTATTAGCTGCAAAGTTAGTGTGTAGTCTATATCTGTCTTGAAAATAAAGTGTTACAAGTGTTGATGCAGGAACTGCCTCAACTGGCGGTTCTGCTTCTAGATCTTCTTCAATTGCTTCAATATCTTCTATTTTTGCACTTACAAATTGAAGATACTGCATACCAATTGATGAATTACCAGCAAGAACATTATCACCTTTAGTGAAAGAATCAACCAAAGTATTTGCTTCTGTGTTGGCCATTCCTGCGAATGATGCAGTTGCGAAATTTGCTCCTATAAAGAATTCAAGGGGTAAATTATTATCTGTTCCTGAAATACTTACATTTGATGCATAAGCATTAGCACTATCACAAACCGCAACCTTTAGCGAATTGCCTAATGAACCAGGATATTTTGCAACATAAAGAACATCAGTGTCAAAATTAGGAGCAACATGAATGTAATCATTTTGATTTTTAACAATTTGATTAACAAGGTTTGCAACCACAGAATCAGTGGTAGCAAGAGCAACAGCTGAATAAGTTGTTGATGGGTTTCCAAAATAAACATCAGCTTTGAAATTAGTTCTTATTGTATGAACTCCATTTCCATCAGAAGATGTATCAAGTGCTGCGCCGCCAGATGTCTCTGAAATTTTAAAAGATGGATATCCGCTTAAATCAACGTTAACGTTTTTAACGTAATAAACTGTTCCGGCTACAATACCAGCTGGTAAATTTCCTGTTGTTGAAAACACTACAGGATCATTGTTTTGTAAATCAGCAAAATCAGAATTATTTATTGTAATTACAGCATCAGCACCATTTGTTATACCAGTAACTGTGGCGTGTTTGCCTAGAAAAGATTTCTCGATTGTGAAATAATTCTCACCAACTGTTATAGAATATTCTTTTCCAATAGGCATATATGATGAATTAGATTGAGTGATATAATAACCATCAACTAGAGAAAAATGTTCATCACCGAAATCTGATGTGTCTTCAATACCTGTAAATGCTTGTTGTTCAATATCATATGTAATTTCCATAGCATAAGGTGTTTCACCAGAAGTATTAGCAGCACGTGAAATCCAAAGACGATTGGTATAAGACAAGAAATTAGAAGCAGTGAACCAAGTTTCTGCGTTATAATTTGATGGCTTACCAAAACGATTTACAAGGATATTTTCTGAATCTACTAAGATTCTTTCACCTACCGGACCCCAACGGAACAATCCAGAGATAGCTCCATCGGAAGTTGCAACTGCAGGGACAATCGTAGTAAGATCAATTTCTGTGATATTTACGCCAGGACTTAGTTGAAATGCCATTTTTATTTCTCCTTTTATGCGAGAATCTATAGATCCATTTTACTTTATTTATTAAAAGTCTTCTCTTAGATTCCACATCCAAGCATCTGGCACGAATTTTTCAATTTGATCAGTTTCTATATTGTCCCCTCTACCATCATCAAAGAACCCAAACGGAGACATATCCTGTTCCATATCTTCTTCAGTTTTTTCCCTTAGTGACATAAGGGTGTTAATGTTTGTGTAATCTTTAAAGTACTGCTGTTCCGATAACCAAGCAAACAACACCAAACACATAACCAAGTCATCATGTTTTCCTGACTCAGCTTCGAACGAATTACCCTTTTTAGAAAAGGTAGATAACTCATTGATGGTATGGAAATCATTGACAATAAATTGATTTTGTTCTATTAATAACTTAAGAATAGAACATCCGATAGATTTTACAATTTTAGTAGTTCTAATACCCTTGTCTACATTAGTTCCACCAAAGCCGCCTGTAATACGTTTACCTGAACGACCAGCGTTTTCAGTGAACAATACATTTTCATATCCAAAATCATAATGAAGAGAATGGGAAACCTGTTCACCAATATCATTAACTTCGACTAAAACTGATGCGTTATTATATGCCTTAACAACTCTATGAATAACATCAGCATAATCAACTGGTGAAATAGCATTATTGCGATATACACATGCTTGTTGATATGGCATCTTAGTTACGTCAACTAGCTGGAATGCAGAATAATCTAACCCTTTACCACGAGAAACGTCGCACACAGCAATATAAACATGTCCTTCGATGGGTGCAAAATATTGAGTTAATCCATCTCTCTCAACTAATGATGGTTGGTGTACGAGTTCTTTTAATTTCCAACCAGCAATAAGAGTACCAGAGCTACCAAGGAATTCGCAGTTATATTCCTGTTCAAATTTCTCAGTATCAAAGTTCATGGCAGCTAAAGTATCTATACGCCACTGCTCATCTCGACGTGGAACGTCTTTCCAGTTTACCTTAATATATTGATATTGGTTTCGTTTCTCCACAGCATTTAACCAAATACTATAGAAGTGATTCAAACCATTTGGGGTGGAAACAAGAATAATTTTTGATTCATTACCTGATGAAATGGTAGGATAAACTGAGGTAAAGAAGTCATCCCAGTTTTCAATGAAAGCTGCTTCGTCGATAAACAAAAGGTTGATAGAATAACCACGGATCGCATCAGTAGAAGTAGCAGCTGCAATAACACGGCTGTTGTTTTCTAATTCAAAAGAACCCTTGTTCCATTCCTTAACACCCTGCTGTAGCCACTTAGGTAAGTGCTGGTATGCTAGCTGAATACGGCCAAGAATTTCTCTGGCGGTATCACCTTTGTTAGCGAGTAAGGCTACGGTCTTATCTTGATGAAATATAATGTACCAAAGAATGAAGGCGCATGTTGTTGTTGATTTACCAGCCTGACGAGCAGTAGTTATAATATTAAAACGATTAGCAGCAAACGATCTTAACATAGTTTTCTGATAATCATAAAGCTTAAAATTAATTAAACCTTCATTAATGCTAATAATCTTCATATATGTTTCAGTAAAATAAACTGGATCTTGGGAGCATTTGATATACTCTTGCACAAGATCCGGAGTCCATTCAATAGATTGATTGGATCTCTTTAAATTTATATTACCTTTATATCCACGCATATAATCTAGAGGTTTCATTATTTTTTCATTTCAGCTATAACTTTTTGCAACTCAGCAGTTGAACCAACAAACAAATTATTCGTGACGCTTTGTGCTCTTTCATTCATTGGTGAATCAGAAGCTTGTATTTCTCTAATTTTAGTTTGTAATGTAAGCAGCTCTTTATTTGCATTTACCACAGAGTCCATAAGTTTAGCAAGAACTTCATATGCTCTGGGATGTTGCGACTGTTCCGCTATTTCTGTTAGTTTAAAAATAGCTTCGCTACCGTTATTAATAACTTCTCTTATGTTAGAACGAGCTGTTTCAAAATCAGCCCTTGCACTATCATCATGAGCATCTGCTAGTAATGTTTTAATAGTGTCATTTTCTACCATTGGTGTAATATTCAAAGCCCTGCTCAATGGGTCATTATTTGCATTCATTACAATAATTCTTCTTCGTTGTAAATCCTTGTTATGAAACCATAGTCGTCACCAGCTTCAATTTCATTATAAGGAATTGTTAAATTAATATTTGATGTAGGTTTGCCGTCTACAGTTAATCCTGGTTGAACAGTAACTCTTTCGGCAGGTAGCGTATTGCCAACAGACTCTGTAAGTTTTCCATCAGGAACACTTGGAATATAAAACGTAGTATCGACAAATTTAATGATACCACTTTTCTTAACAGGTCCATAAATGTAACCTTTAAGCATTAGATCTAAAGTCCAAATAATAGATCTACGGTCTTTAAACTCACCATCATATTTATCTTCATAGTTTACACTATTTAATATGACTGGGATGTCCATTATAATTTCAACTTCAGGTATTAACTTAACTGTAGTTGTCCAATCAGGCGTAAAGAAAGGTAATATTTGTTCAATTATCTTTGTACCATCTTCAGCATTTTTAGCATAAACATATGCTTTAAAATCTATATTATAAGGCACAGGGTTATATTGATACTTGAAGGTATTAGCGTCATTTTTGACAGTTGATTTACCAAGTGTGTTTAATTTTCTTGTACCATCGTATTTCATTTGCCCCATTTCGAATGAAATCATTGGCAATGGAAATGTTGCTGTTTGACGAGATAATGTTGGATCTTGGGTAATTCTAGCCAACATTTTATCTTTTGGTCCATATGTTACAGGAACAGCAACAAGAGAAGTTACTTTTCCTGTCTTATCGGTTTTGACAATCTTAATATCATTGAAAAGAGTTCCAACTAATATTACATATTTACGAATTGTATCGAAATAAAAGGTTTGACCGAACAATTAAATATTCCCCTGACTGAAAGGATCAATGGTAGTGAAGTCGATAAAACCATCTGATTCTTTTTGAATTTCGTAATTGTCGGATCCTGCCGCAACAAGGTTTAACGAAGAACCTTCAAGAACAAGATAATTACCATCTTCGTCTAATAAAAATCTACCAGCCTCATCCATGACACCCCAATCAAGTTGGTTAGTGTCAAAGCTTTTTTGTATAGAATCGATTTCCGGAATACCAGTGCTGAATTTCTCATTACTATATTCAAACAACTCGCAAGTAAGTTCCCAAGTTTGTAGCCCACCCATTTGATAAAACATTTCAAATTTTGATACAGATTTAATTTGAAAACATTTTTGGTTCAATGGGAAAAATATAAGGTCGCCTTCGTTGGGTCTTGGTTGTGTTGTATTAGATCCAACATCTTCATAGAATCTTCTTTGAGCAACAGAGAATACAACTTGATCTCTAATTTCAATACCGAATTTTGACATGAAATTACCATCGCCGCTGAAACCGTCTACCGACTTAATATACATTTCAATCGGAAATGCTAACTCATAACTTGACTGATCATCGGCGCCATAAATTGAATCATAATTGTTCAATTTACGAGGAATATAATACATGTCTTCGCCATATATGCGAATAGCTTCAATAATCAAATTCTCAATAAGAAGTTGTTCTTGTGACGATTTGAAATTATTGAAGAAAAAATTTGTTGCCATTAGCCGATAAAATCCGTAACAGGCAAGCTAAAGCTTGTGATCATTTCTTTTTCTAGTTTTTCTCTTTCGGCAGTGGCATCATTATATATTTTCTCACCATTAAATTTAATACCACCTGGTAGTGTCATGCCTGTAAACTTAGTAAGGTTTGACCCCCACTGTTGTTTAATTAAACATGTAGCATAATTTTGTATCCAACGCTCTGAATAAGCTTTTGAATAAACTTCCGGATCAACTACTTGATATGCTTCAAGAATAAGGTAATCACCAACATTGATAATATCCCAGCTCATATCAATATAACATTTATTAATGATACGATTATAGCGTAATGGCTGTTGACCAACAAGCATAGTTTCAAGGAACTGAACATGTTGCATAGCCATATAATATGGTACCATTGATACTGATGTAAGAGTATAAAGATCGTTTAATGCGATCTGATAACGTATATTAAAAAGATTATTTGTGTTTAGAGCTTGTCCGATTGGAAACAAATTAACAACGCCAATGATATTATCTGGCATTGTGATATAACGATTTGTTTTATCTTCATTAGTAATAGCGTACTTGTAATATATTTTCTCAGCACCATCGAAATGATAGTCCCAATAATAACTAAAAGCTTCCGTTACACGATCTTCAACCTGATCATCATCGACATTAATTTCAATAACAGGCTTACCTAATTTTCTTAGGCAGTATTCTTTGAATTGATCTCTTGTTGTTATTGATGCCATTTAAATACTCTGTTATTTAATATGTTATTGTGATTGAACCGCCTGCACTACTACCATAAATATTAATAGAAATTACTGCACCAGGAGTTACTGGAATATTAGTATACGTTGTTGTTGGTGGCGTAATATTACCAGTACTACCCTCAAAATATAGACTAATAGCAGCATCTGGGTAGGAAAAAAGAGATCTAGATCCAGTGGTCGCTAATACATTAGCTGAAACTCGAAACGAACCACCTACATACCAATTATTAATACTTGTTGATGTTATACTACCGCTTGGTATACCACCATAACTGTTAGAAAAATATATTCCACCTGAACCAGTATAAGTTGCTCCATTATATGCAGAAATTCCATATTCAGTTCTTTCCCAAGTACCATCACTGCCAACCCAATAATTAATAAAATTAATAGGTAGTGTAGGATAATTACTGGAAAGGTACGCATTCATTAACGATAATGTATTTTGCATATCAGCTGTTACGATATCGCCTGTTAAATTAGGATTTGCTAAACCTGCAGATGGATAACTACCACCAAGGTTTGGATTACCAGTACTATTAATTACAATAGAACCCACATAATATGTTGGATCTATATAAGCATCATCACCATGACCACCATTTCCAGAAACTGTATATAAATTGTACACCCCTGCTGGTACAGTAAAATTTTGACTAGATGTAAATGTTATTGTTGCATGGGATGCATTATCTGTAATGCTAGTTTTACCACTAAACCCATAAGATGATAAAGGGGCAGCGCCTCTAGTGATTATTGTTGGCATAAAAAACTCATTTAAATTGAGACAATGAAGCGAATACAGACCAGGCGGAAGAACCAGTTTTAACAATAGTATAGGTGTATATATCTACACCAGAAACATTACCACCTGTTGGCGCTGACCCACCCTGCCATTTAGGAGTAACTGCAACATTATCTATTTTAAAAGTATTGTTATAATATGCAGTCCCGCCTTGCGTCGCCATAAATACAAAAGAAACCGCCTGGCCCGTGGCCAAAGCAGAATTCAAAGTTGTTCCACTAGAAAACGCAACGTTAACAGTCCAGTTGGCAGAAGCAGCTGTTGTGTAATAAAGAACAGATTGGCTTGCAATATAATAATTTATGGTTCCAGTAGCTGCTGTTGCAGAAACGTTAGTAGTTTCTGCAGCATTAGTTAATAATGTAGCTATTGTACTACTATTACCTGAAAGAGTAAGGGTGTTTGATAAACCAGTAATAGCAGCTGTATTAACAACACCAGTAACATAGGCTCCAGAAGAATTTGTGATTAATCCATTTGCAGTAAAAGATGAAGAATTAACTGATAAACCATTTGCAGTTAAAGCTATTGTGTTTGCTACAAAAATCGTTCCAATAGTATAAGATGTTGAGTTTACTGTATTAGTTGATCTAATAGGACCATTAAATGTTATTGTATTTGAAAACGATTGAGTGTTTGTCCATGCAAAAGTAGCATTAACATTAGTAGTTGATGCGCCAGAAACCGATGCCCAATAAGGTGCACCAGTAGAACCGTTCGAAGTTAAAACATATGTGGCTTGACCAGTAGAGCCATTCGCCGAAAGCGGTATACCTGCAGGTATTGTTACCTGTGTTGAGTTCGCAATAAAAGATCCAGTATTAATAGAAGTAAGAGTTAAATTGCTAGTGAACAACGGTGCATTGGTACCATTGGAAACAAGAACTTGGTTTGCGGTTCCAGCAGGAGTAAATAACAAGTTAGTTGTGTCACCATATCCGACACCGCCAGCTATTGGGTTATTAGTTCCTGAAATAATTGTTGTCATATGACAATTCCTCTTTTATTATTATTATTTATATTAGAATTAAAAATACCCAAATTTTGATAGTATAGCTGAAGAATAATTAGTATCATATATGTAATCAGTTTCGCTATCGATAGTAAAACTAGTTGAAACACTATACCATTGATCTTTAATATTTACCTCATAAGTACTAGTTTCTACATTTATATCTGGAGTTGTGGCAGCCATTATAGATAAAGAACTAGTATATTGAGAAAAATTAGCAGCAGAATATATGAACGATGTTGGATATGGACTAAAGATAGTAGATGTTCCAGCGCCAGAACCATCGGTTTTTATTTCTCCAGACCAAGCCGTTCTACGACTTTGCCAATAAGTACCACCAGCAACTAAAATTTTAGAAGAGTTATTTGTTAAACATAAAGAATTTATCCATGTACCCGGACCAAAATAGTTTGTTGGGGTCCATGAACTGTCCGGAGCGGTAAATTTATTTTGCCATTGTAAAACGCCTGAATTGTTATATTTGGCAACAATCGCTCCTATTTCTGTAATAGTATATTCGCCATCTTCATTAGGTATATTATTTCTTAACCAATAATCGCCCCCAACATAAACGTTTCCACTACTATCTAATTCTATTGAACTTAATACTATTTGATCTAATGTATTATGAATAGTTGCAGATGGATCAGCAATTGCGCCATATAAAAATTTTTGCCAAACTATAGTAAAACTACTATTAAGTTTCATAACAAAAGCTCTTTGACCATAATTTAAAGTATTAGCTGAATTACTGTAACCACAAATGTAAATATTTCCGGAAGAATCTACTTTAATATCACGAGCTTCCATAATAAAATTCATATTGTAACGATCGTTACCAGCATCTGTGGTGCCGCCGCCTGAAAATCTTTGTATATCATAACGATTTAATAATGTTCCGGAAGAATTGAATTTTAAAATAATTGGTCTAAGTGCAGATATAGGTGTACCTGCAATATTGGAAACATTTGGACCATAACTAGAAGCACCACATATATAGATATTATCAGAAGAATCGATTGACATTCCTAATAATTTATCACTTTTATAAGTAGTTCCGCTATGATACCCAAATGTTTTTTGCCATATTAATGTTCCAGTACTATTAAATTTCATAATAATACCAATATCGTTTCCATTAGCATCATATGGGGATGTGGCACTAAAATAACGTATAGTGCCACATACACATACATTTCCACTACTATCTAATATTATATTTTCAAGAGAACTAAAATATGAAATACGATAATCATCGGTTTTTTGTCCAGTGAAGACATATTTTTTCCATAGAATATTACCTGAACTATCAATTTTATGAATCGAAGGATTATGACTCCATCTATTTTTATCAATCAAACCCGAAATTCCAATGTATACATCAGTATCTTGCATTGATGTTACATAAACATTTGGATTGCTAGATGTAGTAGAGTCAAGAATAATGGAACTAGGTATAAAATTAGCGTATTGAGACGAAGGGTCATTAGTTCGTAACACTTTAAACCAAATTATAACTCCACTTGGGTTATATTTAATAACACCAACTCGTTTTCGCCAATATGAAGGATTATTTCCAGTTAGATAAGCAAGAGTTATTGCAACATAACGATTTCCGTCTACATCTACTGCAGCTACTTTAGGAGATCGATAAGTGTTGTATTTGTTATAGTCTGCAGGTGATGCATATTCTTCATTTAAAAATGACAAAGGTGAAGTAGCGTACTGATAAGATGCATTAATTGAATTAGGATCAGTATATATTGTGCTCATCAATCTATCATTTAATGAACTGGAAGAAAATGATAAACGAGGCGATAAAGCTCCAAATGTAATTATAGAAGGCATTTTTTAATTACCTCAAGTGTATCTTGATGAAGAAGCTAGCACAGTCCAAGTAGCGGATCCAGTTTTAATTATTGTATAAAAATAAGCATCTATTCCGCTTGGATTTCCAAAACCTGGCGCAGAACCACCTAACCATTTTGGTGTGACGGAAACATTATCAATTTTAAATGTACTACTATAATATGCTGTAGAACCTTGTGTTGCTAAAAAAGCAATTGACAAAGTTTGACCAACGTTCATTGCTGTGTCTAATGAAGTAGTAGAAGAAAATGCTACGTTTGGTGTCCAGTTAGCAGCCGCAGATTGTGTAAAATATAAAACTGATTGAGTGCTTACATAATAATTTATAGTTCCAGTTAATGCACTTACTGTTGTATTAACAGTTGTAGTTTCTGCAGCATTAGTCAATAATGTGGCAAGAGTACTACTATTACCAGAAAGAGTAAGTGTGTTCGATAGACCAGTGATAGCAGCCGTGTTAACAATACCCGTGGTATAAACACCAGTAGTATTAGCAACAAAATTCGTTCCAACTGTATGAGAGGCTGCGTTAACAATACCTGTATACACACCTGTTGTATTTGCGATAGTGGAAGTACCAACTGTATGAGAGGCTGCATTAACTGTATTTGCTCTAACAGCACCAGTAAAAGTAATAGTATTAGAAAACGTATGAGTGTTTACCCATGTATACTGAGCATTAACGTTAGCGGAAAGAGCGCCAGAAATTGAAGACCAATAAACATTACCAGCACCATTAGATGTTAATACTTGTCCAGATTGTCCTTGAGAATTAAGCGAATCAATAATTAAAGAAGATGGTGCAATTTGCAAATTACCACCAATATAAGTTGTTCCATATACTGATAATGATGTAGTTGGAGAAGCATTATTAATACCAACATAATATGTGTTTGTTACAGTAACAACTGTAGTGCCATTGCTCTGTAATTTTAAATCACCATTACTGTCTGGCGTTACTATTAAACCAGCTGGAGAAATCGTTTGAGCGTTTAATAAAGTTGACATTAACCTATCCTATTTTTAATTTATCTCTTTCTGAAGCTATTTCAGAAGGAGATAAAAATGAAATTGTCCAACCTAATTCCCATTCACCATTTTCGTTTAATGTTGGTTGATCGTTTAAAGTAGCTTTTTGTAATTGAAAATTATATTCTTTGGGTGTTGGTAATTGTTTAACTTCAACTAAATCATATCCTTTTAATAGTTTTTCTTCTGTTTCGTTAAAAAGGTCTAACAAAATCAAAACGCCAGAAAAAATAGAATGAGGGTTGTCAGTTTGAAGATCACTAAACCCATATGGGAATTTGACTAATTCATTATTTTTTACCTTTGCATACATATTTTTATTCCTACATTAATATGTTATTGACAAATAGCCATTATTTACTATAGTATATGTTGTTCCAGGGGTAACTGTAACGTTACTGAAGTTTGTTATTGTAGCTGCGGAACCCGCCGCCCCGCCTGGAAAAGTTCTACTAAACGCAGTTGTAGATGCCCCAGATTGACCATCAATAAATACATAAAAGTTGGTTATATAAGAGTTAATAGAAAACCCACCTCCTGTATAATCTACTAATCTCATAGTATTACTAGGGCTAAGTAAACTATCTCTATAAACCCCTACATTTGCTGCTTTATAATATGTATATCCAAACACCTCATTGGGGAAAAGACCACCAAAATCACCATAAGCTTTAGCAAGTAGTCCAGCGCCATTGGTGCCAGCGCCAGGAAAATTTGTTACATAATATGGGTAACTAAATTGAAATTTAGTTCCTGGTGGTGATGTAGCGGTAACTCCAGCAAGCCATGCATCTGAATAAGATTTAAATTCATAATATAAATCTGCAAATGTAGTAGACTCACTAGCATATGAAGGATTATACCCGGAAGGCTCGGCTACAAGATCATATGGATATGATGGATAATAAGACCCACAAGGCGCATATGCTGAACTACCAGGTTCGAAACTACCGCTGCTGCCACCATCAGCTCCTTTGCCAGAAACTGTTAATAACTTAGTAATACCAGCTGGAGCTGTCCATGATGAAGTACCAGCAGGAAATACTACGGACCCACTAGGTCCAGATGATTTACCATTATAACCATAACCTCTAGCAGAATTAATTGTTTCAGTAATAATTAAAGACATTATGTAACCTCACTTAAATTGTGTTAAACTTGCCAAAACAGTAAAGGCAGCTGAACCAGTTTTAATTATTGTATATGTATATGAGTCAATGCCGGAAACATTACCGCCTGTTGGGGCTGTTCCGCCTTGCCATTTTGGTGTGACAGTAACGTTATCTACCTTAAAAGTATTGTTATAGTACGCCGTACCACCTTGGGTTACAAGAAAAGTTACTGTTACTACTTGTCCAGTAGCCAAAGCAGAATTTAAAGATGCTGTCGAAGAAAATGCTACGTTAACAGTCCAGTTGGCAGAAGCAGCTGTTGTGTAATATAATACAGACTGACTGTTTACATAATAATTGATGGTGCCAGTAGCAGCTGTTGCAGAAACGTTAATAGTTTCTGCAGCATTAGTAAATATCGCTGCAAGGGAAGTACTATTGCCCTGTAAAGATGAAGTACCTGTAAAAGTAGAAGTATTTGAAAATGTAGGAACACCACTAATAGTTACAGTATTTGAGAATGTAGGTGTTCCAGTAACTGTAATAGTGTTTGAAAGATTAACTGGACCAGTAAATGATATTGTATTAGAAAACGATTGTGAATTAGACCATGCATATTGAGATGCTTGGTTAACTGATACTGTAGAAATATCTGATAATGTTGCTAATGTACCAGTAACACCAGCTGGTAATGTCAATGTTCCGGAACCAGCTACCAAAGGCACTGTTAAGTTTACTGTACCACTTGTTCCACCAGAAATTGCAATTGATGCGCTTGTAGGCATTTAAAATACTCCTATAAAATTAACCAGCGGGAACCAGTGGCGACAGTCACCGCTGCGGAAACAGTTACAGGACCAACAGAAAAACCATTATTGCCCGATGATATAGAATAATTTGTGGTTACTTGGTTGCCCATTGCAATAATACCATTAGTAGCAGTGACACCTCCAGCTGCAGCTGCCCAATAAACGTTAGCCCCAGCACCCCCAGAAGTTAATACATATCCGGCTGTACCAACGTTTGCAGAACCATTAGCCGCTATAGTGTTTGCGAAAACTACTGGTGCACTAAATGTATGTGTATTAACCCAAGCAAATTGCGCTGAAACATTAACATACCCAGGAGAAGCCCAATATGGGGATCCTGTAGATCCATTGGAAGTTAATACATATGCTTGACTACCATTAGAACCATTGGCAGATAATGGTATACCAGAAATTGTTACTTGAAGGGTATTGGCTATAAAAGAAGTTCCGACAGAATGTGTTGTTGCATTAACTACACCAGTATAAACACCAGTAGAGTTAGCAATAGTAGAAGTACCAACAGTATAAGAGGCTGCA